TTTGGCAACAGTTCTGCCTTTCTTAGGACCACTGGTGCAACGGTATTTTCTAACTGGGCCATGCTTGCTTCTGCCCCAAACTTGCTTTGCACCTTCTACTAAAATTTCTGAAATCAACATAGTATTTTTCCTAATAAAAAGGCGCATCAAGATGCGCCTTAGTTAAATCATCCTGTATAGTATTTATACAGTATTAAAACTTAGTTATCAAAACAACGACTGTGCTCAACAAAGCTGCCACAATGGTACCAGTAGTTCCGATTATAACCTTAACTAAACTGCTGTTGCCAGAACGGATATCTTCGCTTATACGCTTTAGTTCGTTCTCTACATTGGTTAATCTAGTGTCCAACATTTCATAACGCTGGGCACATAGGTCTACGTGGGCTTCGAGGTTTGTTTTCTCCAACTCAGTGGGTTTAGCCATTTTTATCTCCTTGTTTATGGTTATTATTATTAAAGAGCCTGAGTTAATTTTTGCCTGTTACTGACAGTATTTATGCCGAGTCCCAATTTTCATTATCTACTACAAAAATTATGTTTTTGTATTTTGGATCAGTAGACCTAAAGACCCAGTCTTCTGGTTTTATGCTTTCATCCAAGTCGCCTATTACTGGAACAAAATCAAAATCTGACTCAAGTAATTCCGTTGAGTGCGTTTGATTTAAGCCAAAATTAAATTCCAAACACCAAACATTTTTTAAACCCTTGTATTCTGATCCAAAGTTTAATTTTGATAATTGCATTTGTTGAGCGTAGGGCTTCTTTGTTATCTCTGGATTTGCACGTATGCCTATTGTTTGAACTGTTGTGAGGTAGTTTTGATGTTGTTTGACCATCCGGGCATCGTCACCACGTCTAGCACCAGTTTCAGTTATATCAATTAATGTGTATAATTTAAATCTCATACCACTATTTAATAGTCATAAAAAAAGGCTCACAAAATGTGAGCCTTTTGTGTAATTTAATTTAAATTACTTTGCTGGAACGAACACAGCAATGATGTCAACAGTTGGAGTACCAGTTAGAGCTTCAACAGTTGCGTCAGTGAAATCACCAGTTCCCTGGATCTTTAGGAATACAACATCAGTTGTTCCTGATACGAAAGCTGAACCGTCAGCAGTACCGACACCAGCAACTGTGAATGCACTGTCACCAGTTCCGTTTGAACCGTGTGATAGAGTCAAGTAATTGATCCATGCATTCAATTCTGTGTCAGTGATGTTAGTCTTGCTGAACTTAACGATGAGGGTACGGCCTGCATCTGAAGTACTGATAGTGTGCTTCTTGTAGTTAGCGCCAACAGTGGTTCCGCCAACTGAAAGGTTTGTTACGTCTGCCATTTTATTTCTCCTTGATCATATGGCACAAAATTGCGCTCCGCAATCTTTGCTATAATTATTTATCTAAATGATATATTTTTTTAGAGAAACAGCAGAAAAACAGCAGATTAACCGTAAGGAGTCCAACGTGTACGCTGTACTAGTTTGATCTTCTTTTCTTGTATAATAAATCCTTCACCACCACTGTGTCTTCCAGTAAATGCTGAAACATTTGCTGGTGATTTATCCAACATTTCAATTATATCATTTTTAACTTTTCCAATTTCTTTGACAACTTCAAACAATGCATCAAAGTTTTCAGTATAAGCGTTCACCATATCACGCAGTCTACCCTGTTTGTTGAAACTGAGAGTGCTGTTGTTAACCCATTCAACAAATGATTTGGTAGATAATTCGTGTAGTTGTTTTTTCTTCACCAAATAATTTACGTATTTGTAAATTATTTCACGAAAGTCTGCAAGTCCTACACGCGGGACAAACAACATATCAATATTTGACGATTGTTTACGAACTAGTTTTTCAACAGCATTAATACTGTCTGTTGGCATGACTATACCTTCAGTTACAAGTGTCTGCGGTATGGCCACTACTGTCTCAGAATCTATGATAGGGGTGTTTATTGGGACTCCCTGTGTGTCACCAAAGTTTTGGTAAAGAGTGTGCATAGCTAATCCCAAACTTGACTTAGATATACTTTCACCCAATGGAGTATCTCTGGATACTATGTAAGTAACTTGGTTGGGTCGGAAGTAATAATTTCTACTATTATAAGATGGCGTACCACCAGACCACAAAATGTCTGCGTATGCAAAACCCTTAAAGTGAGTTAACGGTTCAAGTGTAGTCCACAAGTCTGCCAGAGTTTTCGCAAATGCTGGGCGCCAATATTCGTTTTTGCCGCGCGTCAATGTCCATTGTTCGAGCTCTTCAGCAGAATTGATGGGTTCACGGCCCCAGCCATTTTTACCAACCAGCATGAACTTACCAGAATTATCTCTGCCAAAATATACAGTAGGGGAACCATCCCATTTAATGGACAGTTTGTAATTTGCAAGATTTTTTAGAATGTAAACAGCATGTTTTGCACCACCATCTTCGCAAAATACAAGATCTTCCAGATGTTGATATTCACGACCTACCATTATTTCCTCGTATATTTTTCAAAAAGTGAAAATCCCTCATGATTAAAGGTTTCCTCAGCTTCGGCTATTAGTGATTTATAGTTGTCGCACTCTAACACACATTGCATTATAGTGTCAATGTTTTCTAGATCATTAGCAGTTCTACCATTTCCCAGAATATAACTGGCAACAGCATCTGGTTTGTTTGTAAGAACTATACCAGTATCACGTGTCATAACACCGTTGTTTGCACTCCATCTATATCCACGAGCTTTAGCAAGACTGGCCATTAGTATTTGGCGGTGCCGCCCTTTGAATCCTGTACCAACTTCACCACGCAACGACCATTTAAGCCAATCAACATCACCAAACATGAAGTCTGTTTGTACAAATCCCAGATGTTCGTTACCACATATAGGAGTTTTGAAATGAACGCTAATTCCAGATTTGTGAATCCAAGACCTTTTGTTCTCGTTTGGATGATAATGGTCAACCCACTTCATAAGTTTCAAAACCAATTCGTCTTTGTTACGATAATCAGGTACTGCTATGTCTATGTCACCAGATGTCTCAGTTATACCAGTAGTACCTAAAAGGTTTTCTGTTAGTTGTTGATACCCAGTTAGTAGTTCCAGCCACATAACGGTGGTTGGTACATCATCTCTGTTTATGCGCTGAGTCAGAATATTGCCAGCACTGTCTTTAAATACGTTTCCACCCAATGTGGCCTCTTATTTTTTCTTGGTTTCGATTATTCTATCTACACCGGATCTGAACTTTTTAGGATTACCGTTTTTGATAGCACTCAAAAATCTTTTTTCTAGATCTATAGCAGTGTCAGTGTCGTATGTTGTATGCAAGTTTGAAAGGAAATTGATAGCACTTTCGATTATGTTGTTACCAGTGGTTGAGATTCTCTCATCACTATGTGTGCGACTAAAAGAGTTTAATTCCTCTAAAATGCTTCTGGTGTGTTTCTTCATCTTGCTACCCTCATATGTATTTAGCTTATATTGCTCGTTAAGTCAACTAAATTTATGGTTTGATTTGCTATGCTGCGAGTGCATACCGTGTTTGCGCTAAATGCCCCTTGATTTGTTGAGATTTTGTGTTAAATATAGTGTGCAGGTGCAGCGAAGTGCCTGTATACACACAAACACAGGAAAGAAATAATGTTTACTATGAAACTTTTTGATGGCCTAGTTGGGAACAAGAACGGTATGACCGAACAAGAACTCAAAACCTGGGCTAGACTCGAATATCGAAACGATGCTGAATACGCATACACTTATATGAAAGAATACGGCAAAATGCCGCAAATGGGAGGCAAGGTTCATGCTTAACTCTCTAAAGATCTGGTTGGCTAGACGTAAAATCTACAACCAAACCGTTAAAGAACTTAGTGCGCTTACCAATCGTGAGTTGTTAGATCTTGGTCTATCCAAGGATATGATACCTCATATAGCACATGAAGCAACTTACGGGGTGTCTCATGCTTAAGAACTTTTTTGGAACCTTCTTCAAAAGCAACACTGAAGATGACTTGCGCAATGAATACCTGGCCGAGGCTGTTAGTCTTATTGACTTAGAAAACAGACTTAGGCAGATTGATCGGGGTCAGGCTCCATGGCAATTAAGAGCCCAACAATCACTACGCGGATGGCAATAACATCCGCGTTTTTCATTTTAGGAGACACACGATGGCACACATACCATACTACGGCGAAGACGAAGCAAAAGAGTCAAAGCCAATAAACAAGAAATAATTTTCACATAAAATATATATGACTCGGTCTCCCTATAAATAACTGCATATTATAGGAGACCGAGATGCCTTTTAACTTCGACTTTAAAGTAGAGCATACCCGTGCAATCCTCAAAGGAAACAAAGAAGCCGATGAATGGCATCAAGCACTGGTAGACGTACTTCCAAAATACAATATAAACACAATTGATAGGGTAGCTGCATTCATGGCAGAATGTTCTCATGAATCTGGCAACTTTACAGTTCTTGAAGAAAATTTAAATTACAGTTGGCAGCAACTAAGAAAAGTATTTCCACGCTATTTCCCCA